ATTATTAAAGTATCAAAAACACAATTCTATGTAGACACCTCAAATGATATTATAGGAACAATTAGAGTACAGCCTGGCTTATTAGCTAATGGTTCTCCTACTACTAATAGCCAGCTATCAGTAAACACTTCAATTGTTGAGGTTGATGATGATTATGGTTTTTGCGTTGATACGATAGGGAGTGTAATGTTATCATGACAGATGAAATTGCGAAAGCTCTAGACTTAACTCCGTTAGTACCTGATAAAAAAGAAATTAGATCTATCAAAGGTGTTAATCTATATGAGACTGCTAAAGGTAATATGGAGCAGATTCTTGATGTAGGTCAGCAAGCTGTAGGTGAATTATATGAGCTTGCTAAATTATCTCAAGACCCTAGAGTTTACAGAGTGTTTACAGAATTAATTTCTGCAATGACTACAGCAAATAAAGAACTGATGGAAATTAAGAAAGTAGATACAGAAGTTAAAGAGATAGAAAGAGTTAAAGATCAACCTCAGACAATTAATCAAAATCTATTTGTTGGTTCAACAGCAGAGCTAAGTAAGTTCTTGGAAGGAATAAAGAAAAATGAAAACATTTAAGCAAATATTACAAGAATTTGTACCACCAGAAGAAGAAGATGGTGATGATCATAAACATGGGTACACATTAGGACCGATGACACATTTATATTTACATAATATTGAAGGTGAAAAAACAGGACATAAAGGATTCATAACAACACCTGAAGGTCATGCTGTTTCTGTACATCATAATAAATCAGGTCAAGAACATGGTAATCCTATGACTCACGCACCTGATGATGATATGGACCAACCTGTTGAAGGGCACACAACAGTTCATTCTGTTTTCAGAAACGGTAAACATATTGGAAATTTATATGTCCATTATAATCATTATTATGGACATGGTATGACATTTGTAGGAAATAAAGAAGGAAACCATCCTATAGACACTGCCGAGGAAAGACCTTCTTTAAAATCAATGAAAGAATATAGAAAAAACTGGTCAGTTGATGACGAAATGAAAGGCATTAAACCTACTGATAAAGAATCATTGTCAAGATTGGCTAAGGCTCATAGATCAATAGCAGAACGAAATTTTCAAAGGTTGATGAATAAAATTTAATAAAAATGGAACTTAAAGGATATCGTGGTTCTTCCACATTAAAACGCTCCAATGTATCTATACAATGGACACCTGAATTAGTTAAGCAGTATATGGTATGTGAACAAGATCCAATATACTTTGCTGAAAATTATATGAAGATTGTTAACGTGGATCAAGGTCTAATAACTATTCCTTTATATGATTATCAGAAAGAAATAGTACTCACAGTTAAAGACAATAGATATACAGTAGCAGAATGTGCTAGACAGTCAGGAAAAGCTTTAGATATCGAAACCGATATTCCAACCATTAATGGTTGGAAAAAAATGAAAGATATTCAAGTAGGTGATACATTATTTGATATGCATGGGAAACAATGTAATGTTATTTTTAAATCAGAAACACATAATAAACCAACATATAAAATAACTTTTTCTGATAACAAATCAGTAATAGCATGTGAAGATCATATTTGGTATGGATACGACAGTGGAACAAATGACCGAAATAAATTAAAAGAATTTACAACTAAACAAATATCATCAACGGGTGTTAAATTATTCGAGTCTACAATAGAAAATAGATATAGTATCCCTATAAGTGATGCTGTTGAATATAATAATAAAAATCTTCCTATTGATCCGTATGTTCTGGGATTATGGCTTGGTGATGGTGTCTCTGAAAGCGGTACTATTGTTATGTTAGAAGATGATTTTGAAAATATTAAAAATTTGATTCCCTATGAATATTCAGTTAAAAGATATGATAAAAAAAATCAAAAAATATTATATGTAAGAATACATGAATTACGTAACAAACTTAATTCATTAAATCTTCTTAAGAATAAACACATTCCACAATTATATCTAGAAGGAAGTGTTGAGCAGAGATTACAGCTCCTTAGAGGGTTGATGGATACTGACGGGACTGTTGGTGGTACATATTGCAACATAACACAATCTTTAAAGCATTCTAACTTACTACAAGAAATTAAACAATTAGTTGCTTCTCTTGGTATGAAATATACAACTTACAAATATTTAAATACATTACATCCTAGTGAAACAATTAGATTTAGTTCTCATAACAGAAAACTTTTTAACTTAAAACGAAAAGCAGATAATCAAAAATTATCTGTACATACTAAATGTAGAAAAAGATTTATAGTTGATATAGAACTTATTGAAACAAAGCAAACACAATGTATTCAAGTTGATTCACCAACAAAAACATTTTTGTGTACAAAAGACTATATTGTAACTCATAACACAACTGCTATTACCGTTCTTGTTCTATGGTATATTATTTTTAATCCTAATAAAACTGTAGCTATTCTTGCTAACAAAGCTGAGACTGCTCGTGAAATTTTATCTAGAATACAGCTAGCATATGAACACCTACCTAAATGGCTTCAGCAAGGTGTGATTGAATGGAACAAGGGATCATTTGAACTTGAAAATGGATCAAGAGTATTAGCAGCTGCTACCTCATCTAACAACATTCGTGGCTATTCTATTAACCTTCTAATCATTGACGAAGCCGCGTTTATTGATAACTGGGATACATTCTTTACATCGGTTTTTCCTACAATTTCTTCCGGTCAATCAACTAAGATTGTGCTTGTATCTACAGTTAACGGACTCAATCACTTCTATAAGATTACTTCACTAGCCCGTCAAGGTAAAAATAACTATAAGCTAATTTCTATACCTTGGTCAAGAGTGCCTGAACGAGATGAGAAATGGAAACAAGATACCATAGCAGGTATGAACTTTGACTATGATAAGTTTAACCAAGAATATGAGAATCAATATTTAGGTTCGTCAGGTACACTTATTGCAGGTTGGAAATTACAAGAACTAACACCTCAGATAGCTCTCAATGAAAAACAAGGTATTCATCAATATGAAAAACCTAACAAGAGTAGAACATACTGTGGTGTAGCTGACGTATCTAGAGGTAAAGGTCTTGACTACTCTGCATTACAAATAATTGATGTAACAGAGATGCCATACAAGCAAGTGTGTGTGTTTCGTGATAATATGACTACACCAGGTGATTTTGCTGAGATTATTAATAGACTAGGAAGACAGTATAATAGCTGTCCTATTCTTGTAGAAGTAAATGATATCGGACAACAAACAGCAGAAACATTATATTTTGATTATGAATATGAATCAATGCTATTTACTGAATCAGCTGGTAAAGCTGGTAAGCGTATTACAACAGGAGCATCTAAACCAGGATCAGTAGATAGAGGTATTAGAACAACTAAGACAGTAAAAAATGTAGGTTGCTCAATGTTAAAGTTACTTATTGAGCAGAACCAGCTAATCATCAATGACTATAACACAATACATGAATTATCTACATTCTCTAAGAAAAATAATACATATGAAGCAGAACCAGGTAATAACGATGACTTGGTAATGTGTTTAGTATTGTTTGCATGGTTAACAGAACAAAAATATTTTAAAGACTTGACAGATATTAATACATTATTAATGCTCAAAGAAAAAAATGAAGAGCAGCTATATAATGATCTACTTCCTTTTGGATTTATTGATGATGGTATAGGCCAAGATCCTACACCTGATTCTAACGGTGATAAATGGTATGATGTTGATCAAAGCTCCTTTTTCTATAAATAATCAATAATTAATAATAATAACAACTCTAAAAGGAGAATGATATGGTTAGTCTAGTTTCACCTGGTGTGCTAGTTAAAGAAATTGATCTTACAACTATTGTTCCATCAGTTTCTACTACAGAAGGTGCTATTGGTGGTGTATTTCGTTGGGGTCCAGTAGGTCAAAGAGTTCTTGTTGATTCAGAAACAAATCTAGTAACAAGATTTGGTAAGCCAACAAACCTTAACCCTGAAACGTTCTTTACTGCAGCTTCATTTTTAAGCTATGGTAACAGATTATATATATCTCGTGCTGCTAATACAACTGGTGTATCACCACAAGTAACATGTACAGTTCAAGCAGGTAACTCTACAGTTGTTCTTTCAGCGGGTAACACTTCAACACTCTATGCAGGTTATACAGCTATTGGTTCATCAAATAGCGGTGTTCTAACTGGTGCAACTATTCAGTCTATTGTTAACTCTACAGCATTTACACTTGCTAGCGGTTCACAAGCTTTAGCTAATACAACATCAGATGTAGTTCAGTTTATTTCAAATACTGCTTTCACAGCTTTTGCTAACACTGTAGCAGTTGCCAATATTGAAACACTTATTGTTGAGAATGATACTGATTTTACACATAAAGATGGTACTTTTGATCCCAACGTACAGTTTGTAGCAAAATATCCTGGTGCAATTGGTAACTCTATTCGTGTGTCAGTTTGCGGCAACTCAACAGGTTATAGTTCAGTTATCAACCTACAATCTTATGCATTAGGTGCTTATATACCTATAACAGTAAATTCAAATACTGCAACTGCAACAATATATGGTAGCAATGCTGCAGTAGTATCAGCTAATGTTCTTCAATTTAAGCAAGATCTTAACGTAACTGATAGAATTGAAGTAGGTAATACACTAATTGGTACAGAATATCTTAAAGTTACTGCTATTGGTGATGCTACAGTATATGGTAACGTTTCAGCTACAGTTGTTATTACAACGATAGCTGGCAATAACGTTGTTATTGCTAATACAACAGTAGGTCTTGATAATGGTATGCTTGTAGATAACTCTACAGCATTCTTAGATGTAAAGCCTAGAATTACAACAATTGTTAACTCTACAGCATTTACAGTATCGTCTGTTGCTGATGCTAACGTAACAACAAGCAGCACTACTGTATATCCTAGAGCTGTATTTACAATTAACTTTGAAGAGCCATATAAGCTTGGTGCTAATCTAGTTTATCAGGGTTCTAACACACAAACACAATCTCTAACTCGCTACTGGGAATTCTTTAACCTAGTAGATACTGCACCTGGTCAATCAGAGTATGTTATCAATTTTGGTAACTCTGCTATTAACTCAGACGAGATGCACGTTGTAGTTGTTGATGATGGTGGCGCATTTACTGGTGTACCTGGAGAAATTCTAGAAGTATACCGTGGTGTATCACGTGCTACTGATGCAAAAACAGTAGATGGCGGTGCAAATTACTGGAGAACAGTAATTAATGATATGTCTCAGTACATCTATGCTGTTAACGATATATCAGGAGCAGCTTCTGCTACTGCATTAAATCTTACTAACTCTACTCTCGATAATGTTTCATTAATGTTAATGTATGGTAATGATGGTCAAGATGAAACAAATATCGAGCTTGGATGTATACTAAATGCATATGATATGTTCAAGTCAAAAGAAGAAGTTGATATTTCACTTGTTCTACAAGGCAAGGCACGTTCATTCGTTCTAGCTAATTATCTAATCGATAATATTGCTGAACCTCGTATGGATTGTATCGTTCTTGCTTCACCTCAGAAAGGTGACGTTGTTAATAACGTTGGTAACGAGGCAGATGCAGTAGTTCTATTCCGTAATAATCTTCGTTCATCATCTTACGGTGTGCTTGACTCAGGTTA